TTGAGTGCTTCTCTTACTTGAGCACTAACTTGTTTGTTCTCCATTAACCAACTTTTCGTATTCCTCGTGGCTTTCGCATGGCATAAAGACTTCTTTTCCGTCTTTGTCATGTGTATGAAAACCAACACAACCTATTTTTTTTGCTCTAATTTCAGCTTCCTCTGAAGTTGAAAATACATCTTGCTCATAAGCTACTTTTTGATCATCACTAAATCTTGATATTTGCCTTAATCTAATTTCTGCAAGTTCTCTTGTTGGATAGCAACCCATATTTTTACCTGAATTTTCTGCAATAACACAAAACTCTCCGTCTATTTCTTTTACAACCTTAAACTCTGCTTGTTTTTCCTCGTCATCTTGTGTTTCAACTTCTGTTCCTTGATATTCTTGTTCTGTTGAAGTTTCTGCTTCAGGTTTATCCATGTTTATATCTGCTTCAGGGATAAGCATTTTTTGACTATCTAACAAATATACTTTTTGATTATCAGCAACAGGTAAGCCAACTGCCTCTCGTGCCTCTGCTATGGTTATCCAACCACCTTGAACTCCAACATTAACTCTGTTGTAAATATCAGCAACATCAGTTTGTAAGGCCCTTACCTCACTAAAATTATATTCTGCAGTTGTTAATGAGTTGCTTTCATAATCTTTTAGTAATATCTGTTGTGTTATTTCCTCTCCTACTTGTTTCCACAAAGGAATTAATTTATTTTCTGTAAAAAATTCTCTTAATTCTTTAGCATTAGAGTAAGTTGCTCGTTCAAGTCCTGCACCAAGTCCAGCTAATATTGCAGGAACTCCAAGTACTGCAGATATTCTCTCTTCAGGTACTCTACGCAAAGTTCCTATATCAAGTTCCGTTGGACTAAAAGCCATTTTCTTTATGTCCATTGATCCACTTAAAATTAAAGGCATACCTTTATTCTTGCCTGATACTTTTTGCTGATATGTTTTTGCTATTTGTTCTGCTTCCTCTTGTGTTGGGCCAAAATCATCTTTTGGAGAGATCATAACCGAAGGAACTCCAGAGTTAGCTAATAAGGCAGTTGCCATTTGTCCTGCACTTTCATCTCCATATATTTCTCTTAATACAGTTCTAAGTGGAGCAAAACCTTTTTTATGGTCTGTTTGATCAAGACCAAGTCTTATATGTACCATATCCTCAGGCATGATCATAACTTTTTTGTTTGCAGTTTCATATTCATAGTGAGTGATCAATTCCTCATTATTTCCCTTTGGTGTTATTTGTTCGGGCATTAAAGGATATAAAGCAACTAACTGACCTGCATTATTTTTTTGTTTTATAATATATGCGTCTCCTGATACATGCATAGCATTAATAATATATTGTTGTAAAATATCTCCACTCATATATGGATTTGGCCTTCTCATAAGAGTAGTTAAAGGGTGGTTAGGTACTATTTTGTCAAGTTCATCATCATAAACTTTAATTTGTAAAACTGCTTCTGAAAATGATACACTTAAAACTTGTAAGCATGCCACAACTGCTGAATTAGAAGCCCCATTTCCCATTGTTGATACATCAAATTTACCTGCACCTGTATTCCAACCTTGTATAAAATTTTGATTATTGTAAAGGGTGTCATCATCTCTAAAGAAGTTATATCTTTTTATTTCATTATTATATTGTGTAGCATTTCTGTTAAAGATTAAATCACTTAACTTTCGTCTTTCAGCCATAATATCCTTTCGGCTTAGAGTGAGCTACCGAACACACCCAAAAAGGAATAGCCCACTCATAAGCCAACCTGCATTGCGTTCAATATGCTCTAAACTCGTTCTTTCTTGCTAATTGTAATATACAATAAGCCAAACTATCAACTTGGTCGTCATGTTCTCCTGCAGGGAATTGTAGCATTTCTCGTTCCAGATCCAAGTACCAATTACTCTGCTTGTCAAAATACACTTGACCTTGTTCCATTTTAGCAGATAAAGGCAGTGCTCGTGAGTATTTATCTTTATCTGCTTTTAATTCTCTTATTGGTAAATTTGTTTGTGATCGCACCATTTGGATAAAAGCTAACTGATAACCTGCCCTTTCAATTCCAATAATTTCAGGTGTCCATTTATCGTAATGTTGAATAAGTGCTTTTAAAACTTGTGGTGCTTCTAATCTTGCTCTAACAACATCTAAGACAAAAACCCTTTGATCTTTGCTAACACCCACCGTGGTAATGACAGTATAGTCTGCACTTTCTTTTGTACTTGTTGCGAGATCCACACTTGTGATAATTCGTAGCTGATCAGTCTGTATTTCTGTTTGATCGTATCTAATAAGTCTTTCATTTTCCTCATATCCATATTCGTTATAAACAGTTCGGCTTGTCATAGTATAATACTTAAACCACGCACTATCAAACAACCCACCTGCTTGTTCAATAAATTGTGCCTCGTATTCTTGTGCGTATAAAAAACTTCCTATTTCAGTTCTTGCAATTTCCAGTTCGTCTAAAGGCACAAATGGATTTGTTGTAGTTGGAAGTTGCCACCTTTCCCAATCATCAAGTCCTTTTGCATTTTCAAATAGTTTCTCAAACCAATTATATCCTTTTGGAGTTGATATAAATAAAGCACCACCTCTGCGTTCTGTTAATGTAGGCCTTACAACCTCTGCCCATACATTTTGCTTCATAAATGCACACTCATCTAAAACAACAAAGTCAAGACCTGCACCTCTTAATCTATCAGGATTATCTGCAGATTTTATTGATACCATACCACCTGTTGGTGTGATTATTGTTTTTTCTCCTTCTTTTACAACAGTTCCATACTCTATTCCTATATTCCTTAAGTCTTTCCAACCTTCTAAGGCCATAGAGTAAGTTGGAGCGATCCACCAAGACCTTTTACCTCTCCATGCTTGTTCAAGGCACAACCATACACCTAATCTTGTTTTACCCCACCTTCTTCCTGCAGACAAAACCTTAAATCTTGCATTAGACATAGCAACTTCTATTTGTCCTTCATGCAGTTCAGGTAACTTAACTTGATACTGCCTGATATTAGTATTTGATAATTCAGTCTCCATTTAAAACTTCTCTCCATTGTTGGCCGAGTACATGCTCTAACTCTGCATGCAATAAACTTCCTACCTTTATATTATCCCAAATATTTTCATATTTACCTGATCCTTTAAAAGCACTTTCAAAATAATGTGCAACATAATAACTTTCATTTAGTATTTGATCAATAGAAGGTAGTTTGTAGCCAAATAGTTCAGTTTTTCCGTCAAATTTTGTTGGATAATCTAATGAGTAGCATTTATTTGGCCCTTTCCATGCAGGTATAGGTCCAAAATTTAATGGGGGATAAACCACACTTGCTACATAACTGTTTGCAATTTGTTTTAGCGACCACATTATGTAATTCCATGCTTTTGTACTTTTCATTGGTGGCTTTGAAAGTTGCCTTTCTATTTTATTTGCTAATTTTAAAAAATCATAAGCCATATTTTTACCGACTTTTGTAGGGAAGTTGCTTAAAGCTTTTCCGTCCCACGAATTATCGTAAATAGTAAATGGTGGGTGGTTGTCTTTAAACTGTATGGCCATTGCACCTGTTTTTTTTGCAGGTATTGAAGTAAAAAAACTATCTTGTTCAGGTAAAGGCCTTAATGCAACCATATCCATATCGGTTATTACACCATTTAAGACTGATGAGGCCCTGATACGCACAATGTCGGATATGTGAGCAATACTGTGTCCTAATTTTAAGGCCCTAAATGCTGAATTTTCATTAAATATCTTACCTGCCCACTCTATATTGATCCCTTTAGGCACATTTTTTATTTTTTGATACGAATATAAGAAAACATCTTTGTTGTATTTTAATTGTGATAATAAAGCAAATTTATGGAAGTCATTTAACTCTATTTCCTTATATAACCAATCATTAATATTAGTTTGGCCCTCATACTTTGACCAAAAACAAACAACCGAATTAGAGTTCATATTTTCCTTTTTTTAGTCGCTATTTTTGAGTTTTTTAAAGTTTATCATTACCTATTAACCACCAAGCAAGATAATTTATACCAAAAATTGCTAAAATTACTAAAATTGCGTCCATTTATAACTCCTCATCAAGATCATCTAATATTATTTCATCAAAAATAAACACTATTCCTCCTCTAAAGTAACTTCCTCTGCCTCAATAACTTCATTTTCTCTATTTATAAGCTTTCCGTCTGCCCAATTTAACTGTATTTCAACAGGTGCATTAGGATCTCCTGTTAATTCAACACGATCTCTCCTACCAAATTTTTCAGGATATTTTCTTTCTAAATACCAAGCATCAGCTTGCCACGATCCGTCTTTACCTGCATTTTCAATACGAGCTAATCTACGCATAATTGCTTCGCTTTCGGCTTCATTTACTCTTAACCAAAAACTTGCGTATGGCTCAACATTTTCATTGGCTTTTTGTCTCCAATGCCTAAATGTAGATGAATTTATTCCTGCATAATAACAAGCATGCTCAATAAAGGCACCAAGTCTTATTGCCTGTAATAAGCGTTCTTGTATGTCACTATCTATAAGTTTATATGGTTTTTCATTTGGCATGTTCTTATTTTACTGCATATTATAGCAAAACCCCACCAATAAGGTAGGGAATTGCTTTTTTGCGTTTCAGTGTGATACTAGAAAGGAACTACAAGAAACGCTCCATTTTGTAAATAATAAACTGTTTGAAATTTTTCAAGTGTTTGTACTCCAATTATCTCATTTTCAATACAATAATGAGAATAATCATCAAGAAATTCCTTCCAATTTTTATATTCGTTATAACTTCCATTTATTACAACCTTATCAATCGTAATAAAGTCTTGATCGCAGTTAATTTCAGTCTCAATATCATAGATTTTTCTTAATGCGTCATCACTAAAGGAATTATATTCCCAAGCTTTAAATATTTCTACGAATTTGTCTTGATCAACTTTTTCTATAAATTCAGCCATTATTTTCCTCCATTTACTAATTTACACATTACAAAATGTGAGACTTTATTTGAATAATGTAATGGTTGTATTACAAATACTTTTCTAAATATCCCTTCAAATAAACCCCAAAACTCTATTTGCTGATATAAAGTTTCATAAGCATATCCGCGTTCGCATGAATAATTATTACAAAGTGCTTCTTTATACCAAGTACAAGAATTAAATAATATTTTTAAAAACTCTAATTTTAAAATAAATTTAAGCCCTTGTTTAAACTCCCACTTTAAGTCCCAAAGGTTATGCACACCTGTGAATTCTTTAATTTCACTTAACATGCTTGCAGATCCTTTTCTACTTTTGTCAAAGCAATTCGTAATTTAATTGAATTCATATTTTTTGTGTTGAATTCGTTTAGATCAAGGATATAAAGTATATCAATGATCGGTGTAGATGAGTTGCAGTCAGTTTCTGTGACAAGAAACTCTATTGCTTTAGTTTCATCTTTTGTTAGTTCCCAGTAATTCATTTTGTTCCTTTCTAAGTAACAATTTTTATTTATAAGACTAATTTAATCAAAGATTAACAGTTTGTAAATAACCTTTTTATTATTTTCCTAGTCAAGACACCCTACTTAATGGCCTTTTGATCGTTTATGAACTATCAACTCTCATTTTTGCTATTGACACACACGATCCTAGTATATGGATTTAGGCGTCTTGATCCCAATATTTATAGGAAGTGTGAGTTTTATACTTCCATTGAATTCCTGTATTTAAAAACATATTATTTAGTTGATACAAAACTTTATCTCGTTCTGTTTGATCATAAGGAACTTCAAATTCTACCTCTAATGACACAACAACTTTTCTATTTTTTGTGTCACTTGCTTTTCTTTCAGCACCTCGTTTTTGTAATTCCTCTTTATATTTACCAAAATTTTCAGCCATTTTTTTTCTCCTTACACTCTTTACATACATTTAAATTTCTAAACATACCTTCTATTATAAAATAATGAATTTCTAAAGGATTAATTAAGCTTCCACAATCATAACAAGAGTGAAAATTTCCAATAGAGTTTTTTCTGCATAAGCATTTTTTTAATTTAATATCAATCATCTTGTATTTTTATTTTACCTAATGGAAGTGATACTTCATTTGTGACTTCCAAACGAAACCTACCCCATTTATGAGCTTGTTCTGTATTTGGGAAGCGTATCCAACCTACCCATTTTTGCTTATCCTCATCAAGTAAAGTCAAGTATGTGTGTATATCGTCTTTTATATCACAACAACCACACACAGACACATTTTCAAATAAAGTCTTATCCTGTTTTAAAACTCGTGGCCAACAATTATTACATAAAGTATGTGATCCATTAAGACTAAGCATGCTAATAAATTCATCATCTTTTGTTTTTACAGGCATTGGATCGTTGCAAAAATCACAAACCCACTCATCAAAGCCAATAGGAATATGAAGCACTTCATCATCAGTTTCTATTGTCACTCCCCTGTTATTTGTCTGTTTATACAAATTTTGTCTATGCTTAACTGCATTTTCAAAAATTACAATTTTTTCTTGATCATACATAATTTTCTCCTGTTTTAGTTAGTTTCACTATATACTTCTAAAGTGACATTATTGTTATTAAACATTTTAAGACTTATTTCTGCTCGGCAGTGCATACACAAAATTGCTTGAAAGTTTAAATGATATAAAATAAGCATTTGCCCACACTGAAAACATTTATACTTAAATCTTGCATGATAAAGCTTCATAATAAAGTTTCTTGTTTAATCACTCTATTATATTTGTACATAAAAAGTTTATGTCCATGTTGATCGCACACTTTACCTTCAATATCAAGCCCCATTGACCTTAATTCTGAAATTCTTTGTGCATAGTCTTTTATAAATAATTCTCTAAAAAATATTTGGCTACAAACCCATTGACCTTCGGCTTTGAAAAGCAAGTTTTTTATTCTTTGCTTGTCAGCAACTTTCATATTTGACCTTGAAAATCACTTGCCTTACTGTCTGTTCTTTTATTGTGATTACCTTCAGCAACATAATCATTGAGTTGCTTGCTTAGGCTTATTAATTGCTCTTTATTAACAAGTAAAGCAAAGCGATCATCTAGGCTTGATAAACAAATTCTATAATAAAATCTTTTAGATATGAATTTTTTTACTTTTCTAATTCTTAACTCAATGGGCATGTCTAAATTTTCAATATCAACATTTGCCGAAGTTAAATTAGAGCGATTATGCATATTAATTCTCATTAAAATACTCCCTTACATTGACTTCCTTACCTTGCTCTAAATCATTGTGTATTTGATCAAGTACAAAAACAAGTGGTCTGTGTTCTCCAAAACCTAATATTTCAGCAATTTTAACTGCTATTGTGGCTCCAACATGTGCAATTACTCCCATAAGTCCAAGTAATAAAAACATATTAGACATTAACCACAAAAATACATCTTTACTCATTTTAAAATGCTCCTTCCTGAGCACAATCGTGTTCAATATCAAGTCTTTCGTATCTTTTTTCTAGTGCTTCAAGCAAAATAATACTTGCTTTAAATCTTGACTGTAAAGCAGAATATTTTGCATAATGCAAGTCGCTCATACTGTCGTGTCTTTGTAAAGATTTTCTTGTATGATCATTAGAATTAAGCGCTTCTTTATAACCTGCAATTAGTGTGTCAATTAAGACATAACAATCGGGAACTTCCCCAACTTTTTTTACATCAATTTTTGGTGTGTTTTCCATAATTACCTCTTAAAAAGACTTAAATTTTGACTTCCATAAAAATCCTGCCAACCCCAAGCAGTCATAAAATTTTCTAATTCATAATTAGCAGTATGGCTTATTGTGAATTCAGGAATATTTGGATCAGCCCAAGACCAAAATGGATCTCTTGACATTTTCAAATATATATCTTTATTTGAGTATTTTTTAATAACTTGCTTCCAAGTTAATGTTTCATTAACCTTCTTAACCCCATAAATTTCTGTAAGGGCCTTATCAGTCACTTTTATTTTCATAATTTATCTCCCTATTAACAATATTAATTTGTCCTTATGACAAATTTAAATATTCATAAGACTATTTTAATCGTAGATTAAAATTATGTCAATTACCTTATTTTTTTTATTCGTCCATATTAAAGTAACGATCAAGTGTGCGATCAATGGTAAAGTCTTTTTTATGCAGTAAAACATTTATTTTAAGTAAGTCTAAAAAGGAAGTAAATTCATTTGTTTCTCCAAGATCAGTAAAAATTAAGTCATGATTAGAAGTAATAACTGCTAAAGAAAATCTGTTCATTGTGTCAAGACAAAGTAAAAATGTATGCCCAAATAATTTAAAGCCACAACCACCTTGACTATCTATATCGGGGTGTAAAATTCCAAAATCGTAAGTCATATCAAGTATTTCTTGATATTGCTCAAGATAATAACGCACACTTAGCGCTCCAAAATTTATTTCTGTTTCCATAATCTTATTTTACTTTGTTTTTTCTTTCTTGCAGAATTGACAATAATAAATTACATCTAAGTCTATCCACTTACAACCTTCAGTCTTACAATCATGTACTTTAGGTGGTTTATATTGTTCGTGCATTTCTCCAAGCAAACTCCAATTTTTACTTAACGCAAAAACTGTTAATGTCATGTTTGCCCATTTTTTTCTGTATATTTTGATCCTATCCTCAACATCTTTGTAAGTTGCATTTATATCTGCAAGATCTTTAGCAACCTTATTAAAGCTTGATATTTCATTTTTAGTTTTAGGTTTATACAAATTGTCTGTAAGGGCCTTATATATTTCATTTTTATTTGTTTGTTCTTTTATACTATGACTTTGGTTAATTGACTTTGGTTTGCGTACCTTATTTGAACCACCCTCCAGTTCATCTTTGACATGGGGCTCGGTATCAGAATTGGAATATGCAGGATTAAATTTAATAATATATAAATTACTTGTTTGTCCTGCATTATCCTCTAAAAATCGTGGCTTGACTTCTATTGCACCAATATCCTTAAGTTCTTTAATTCCTCGTTTTACTGATGATCCACTTTTACCACACCTTTTTCCGATCGTTGCAACACTTGGCCAACATGATCCATCAACTTTATCTGCAAATCTACACAAAGTCGCATAAACACGAATTGCGTTGTCGCTTACTTTACTTTCAATTAACCACTCAGGCACAATGCTGAATAGTGGGAATTCGCTAACAATTTTCATAGAAGGATTTTATTCCTCTTCCATGACAAAATCGTCTTTAAATTCCTCCATTATTCTTTGATCATCAAGGCTTGTGTCTGTATTTAAAAGTTCTTGATCGCTTAATTGTTGTTCATCATTAGATAAGTCTTGTAATTCAACAATTTCTTTTTCTAAATATTCACTCAACCATGCGTCTGTGTCATAAAGTTCAAGCCCAACACCAAATCTCATAGCACACCTTTTAATTGCGTCTGATACACACTCTTTAGCTCTTTGCCCGTTATTATGTACTTTGTTTGGATCACTGTGAAAAAAAGGCTTATCACACATGCCGACTTCACTTCTTGTGATATATTCATTATCAACTTTCATAGTAATTGAGACTTGCGCTCCTGTAATAAAAGTTCTTTGTATTCCGTTCATATCCTCAACTGTATCCTCTAAATATCTTTCAACATTAAAGTTCCAATCGGGGCTTACTGCAATTAACTTTTGTGTGACTTGTGTGTGTTCTACATAGTCAATTTCCCCAAAGCCTTTATTAATTTTTTTAACTAATTTTTTATTCCACGGCTTTGAGAGGATTATCTGTTGTAGTCTTTGCATTATTTATCTCCTGTTCTTTGATCATATTATTTTCATATAACCAAGTTGTAATTTCCTTCTTATCCCACAAAGGCCCACATTTAAGCACTTTGTATGGATCAGGTAGCTTATTATGAAAATGTAAAGACGAAACTTTTTGTCTTGTCACTCCCATAATGTCAGCGATCTCTGCATTAGATACAGGATCAATGTATATATTTACTTCGCTCATTTTACTCCTTAATATGTGTAGGAAGCCTTTGCAGTTGCCTGTTCAAGCTTCCATACACAAATGGGCATGTTATTAACGCACTCATAATACGCATACACAAAAAGTATATTAATACAGATACATGACAAATTAAATAAAAGATTAAATATATGTCCTGTGTTTAATTTATAATACTAAAAAAACAGGAGATAAATATGCAGACTTTTCTACCATACGAGGATTTTTATAAAAGTGCTGAAGTTCTTGACAATAAAAGATTAGGCAAACAAAGAGTTGAGTGCTTACAAATATTTAACGCAATTACTAAAAACACAGGTTGGAGGCACCACCCTATTGTAAATATGTGGCGAGGCCATGAGGATTGGCTATTTGAATATACACGAGTTATTTGTAATGTATGGAGAGAAAAAGGCTTTAACGACACAGTTCATTATAAAATTGCAAGTCAATATCCTGAATTTGTAAAATTTAAGCCAAAAAATAAACCTGTGTGGCTTGGTAATATTTTGCTTCATAAAAGTCATCAATCAAATTTATACAGAAAAGATCCTATATTCTATGATCAATTTTCTGATATTCCTGCATTACCTTATACTTGGTATTCCGATGAAAAAGGTTATTACAAGGGGGAGTTTCAAACTTGGGAGAAATAACAACTCAAGACACATACTACCTTCGAGTTTAAGCCATTACTAAAGGAGAGTTGAATAACTATCAACCTTCAAAGTGTTGAACTTATTGACCTTTTACTGTTCATAATCTAATGAATATCCGTAATTTTTTAAAACTTCTAAACAAAAATTTTCTAAATCCTGTATTTCAAGTGCAATTATACCTGTATTTTTTCCGTCGGGCATAGCAACATAGGCAAAAGGCTTAGATCCTGTACCAATGGCTCTATGGTTTGTGTCACTTTGTAATTTTCCTTTATAAAAAGCCGTAGCAAAAGGGCCAACCTGTTTTCCTGATTTTACTTCAACACGAATACCTGTACTCCAATTTTCCTCGTGTGCGTCTGCACCTGCAAATCTATTAGAAGGTATTTTAAGCAATTTACGAGCTTGATTTTGTTTTCTGCGTCCTTTGTTTCGGTTTCGTCTTGCTATACAGGTTTTACATTTACAATTATTCTTTTTTTCTTTCGTATTTGGGCATAATCCAATTGAGTTTCTTCCACTATTTTTTTGGCTTATGCTACTTGGTAAATTATTTTCTTGACCTTTTCTAATTTTCCAATCAGTATAAGTTTCGTCCTCTCTAATATCAAAATCTCTATTTTTTTTCATTTATCTCATCAACATACTTTTTTAAATGATCACTTTTTATGCCTCTATCTGTTGCAGTAATATTTAATTTATCTTGCTCTATATTACTCCAATCAATGTCCTCTCTAGGTTTTAATGGTGTATTAAATTGCCTCCAATTTTTTGTTATATGGTGTTGAGGCCTTCCAAATTTTCTTGAAGTAGTGACTACTCGTGGCCACATTTTTTCTAAACTTTTACTCATTATAAGCCTTCCGTCACCTTGATAAAGTTCAGACATATTTCCACCCTTCATTGTCATTGTTTGATTTTTCTGGATCATAAAATTATTTATTTGAACTGTGCAGTATCCCTTACTTAGTGCTTGTAAGCATAAGTCTGTGTCCTCGTTATACCTTCCTCGCCAACGAAAATCAAGATCAGTTTTTATAAGCAAATTACTGTAAATTTTAGTATTTGTTATGTAGGCAGGTATATTTATATTTTCTTTGGGAACTACAAAAAAACTATAATTCATGCCTGAAATTGCTATGTTTGTGTATCTATCAGTAAATTTTTCAACTGCTTTTATTCCCAATGTGCTTTGACAATGAAGTCTTTTTCCTTTGTACCATGCCTGCATATACCTTATATTATCGTCAAAAACCCAATGTCTTTCAGCTCCCATTTCTTTAGCCATATCCCAACAAAAATTTCTTACAGGAATTGATCCCTGCCCCAAATTACTAAATGGTGTTTTAATAAGTAGTTTTTCGTCAAAATGTCTCGCATAGTCATCAAATTCTTGTGGCTCTATAACAAGTTTAAAAGGCACATTATCCTTTAAAAACATTTTTGCAGTCATGCCTACATCGTGTCTGCCTTTTGATATTACAAATATAGGATATTTAATTTTCGTCATCATCAACAAGATACAAATTGCTTACATCATCTTTATCTCTATAAGGATAATATGTGCTCCAAACATTTCCTCTTTGGTTGTGAAAGTTTTCTATTCCTTTTTCCTCAACAAATTTTTCCCTATCTAATTCGTTTTCAAATTTAACCACTACACTAAAAATTTCAGGTCTTTGCTCGTGTTCAAAAATTCCAACCCAATCTGAAGCATCCTCTTTAGTTCCAATTTCGTTTTTTGTTGTTGAAGTATAAGCCAAAGCAGATAATTGATCCTCATTATATCCTGTGCCTAAAATGCTATCATCAATTTCAAGTATTTCTTTTAAAAGGTTTGTAAGGGCCTTATCATTTACCTGTGCTAATTGTGAAATTTCATTATCGGAAGTAAGTACTTTTAAAGCCTGAACTGAAGTGCTTTCAATATCAAGTTTAATTACAGGTACTCTTTTAATGTTCCCCATTTTCTTTACTGCTTCAACTACACCATGACCAGCTAATATTGTAAAGTCTTTAGCGATCACAATATTTCTGTAAAAGCCATGTGTGTTTATTGAGTTTATTATATGCTCTAATTGATCCTCGGGGTGTTCTTGATAATTTTTTGGGTGTGGCTTTAGTTCATTAATGTCAATTTTAATTGTTTTAAAAGGATTTTTTTTAAATAACATAAGATCCTCTAACTCATCTGCTTCAAATCCAGTTACTTCTATTTCAAATTCATTTAGTTCTTTTAAGGTATTTAATAAAAGTTCATTATCAAATTCTGATAGATCATGTGTTTTATTATCTGCAATAGCAAAAGCCTTTATTTTTTCTTTGCTCCAATCATCTGGAATTCTTACACAGTCTAATTCTTTTAAGCCTAAATATATTCCTGCTTTTAGAGTTCCATTACCAGCTATAACAGTATTTTTTTGATCAATTACAATTGGTTTTCTTTGACCGAAGGCTGATAAAGAGTTTGCTATGGCTTTTATTGAGTTATCATCATGCTTCCTGACATTATCAAGATCAAATTTTAACTCGTCAATATTAATAATTTCTGTGTTCATACTTAGTATTTTAGCAAAAGTGTGATAAAATTGTGACGATAATTTATTTTATCCCCTGTTGTATAAGAGCCCGTGTTTTCATGGGCTTTTATATTTGTAGCGCTTTAGTTGAACTTTTGCTATCACTAGGATCGTGTTTAAGCCATTTATAAAGTAGAGTTGATAGTTTATGCGAGGAAGTCTATTGTTTAAATTCGCTTGCCCACTCATAATAATAGGCATTATGTTTTCTTGAAAATTTATCGCAGTCGCAGGTTAATGTTTGAATATTCATGTTTAATTTAGTTTTTATATCAAAAATTATTTTTCTTAATTCTGTATTTGTAAAACTACAAATATATTCTCCACGATTAAGCTTGTTATAAACATTTTGCTTTGTGTGACTTTTAAATTCACTTTCTTTTATAGGTTTTTGTGGAATTCCTAAATTCATTATTAATATTCCTTACGAAGTTGAGCTTGTGTAATTGTGAAGTGCTTTGTTGCTCCCTGTGAGCACCTTTTATCATTGTTATATCCTTTATTAAGAATTTCAGGATCAGTGACACCATTATCAAGTAAGCACCTGTTTGTGTGTCTGAAAGTTCCATTAAACTCAACACCCCATTTTCTAAAACTATGTACCAATTTTGCTTGTTCTCCATGATCCATAAATCTACCAACCAATAATAAATAATTGGTAGCAAATACTCGGCCATGCTTTGCAGATCGTTGGTGTGCAAGTTCGTGCAACATTGTTGCGTCACTTGCCCAACTTTTTAAAGTTATTGTGTTATCGGGGTAATACCAACAAGATCCTGTGTCTCCTTTGCAGGATATTTTTGGTTGAGAATTATTAAAATACTTTTTATAAAATGCTTTTGTATATATTGTTCTTTTTACTTGTGCATTTACTAATTTATTTACTTTATCTTTTGGAAGTCTATTTGGGTTTTTTGCTTTATATGTAATTATTTGTCTGTAATTATCTACTCTATTATTAAAATTATCAGGCCTTTCAATGTCGTATTCGTCTATTTTATGAATTTTGAACTTGTTTTCTTGAATTGCTGATATTACACCTGTTTGATCAACAATAAGCCTAAAATTAGGATTTGGTTGTCTATCAGTAAAAGTTGCAGAATTTATTTCACGAAGGTTAGGGATCAAATTGTAGGAGGTTTTTAAAACAGCTTCTGCGTCATAGACTTTATTTTGTTGTTTTTTTATTGTATTCACACTTTTATTTTTCCCCATATAAATATTATACCACGATACTCAGTCCTGTCAAATCTAAGATTTAATTAAAGGGCTTCCTAATTCTGCAAGATAACAACCTGTACAAATATGTCGTACCATTGATCCTGCATTGTCAAGTTCCTCAACAATAATATGGTGGTAGAATTTTT